CTTTAAAAAATCTGTTAGTATAAATACTCAAACGCAACAATGTTACGTTTTACAACAAACGAAAGCCTCAACTACTCGCAGACGTTTTGTTGACACCGCCACCAAAAAGTGGTATTCTATTCATGCGGTCGATGTCGAACCGACCCATCATCTGCGGGTAACCATTCCGCAAGAAAAAATTACGAGGTATCTAAAATGATCAAATCTGTTCTCGCAGCTGCCGCTGCTGCTCCCCTTTTCGCTGGTGCTGCTTTTGCAGGTCCTTACGTTAATGTAGAGGCAAACTCTGGATTCGTTGGTTCTGACTATGCTGGAACCAACACCGACGCTCACGTAGGTTACGAAGGTGCTCTGGGCGATGCTGGTTGGTACGTCCAAGCAGGTCCTAGCCTGGTTGCTCCTGACGGTGCTGACACTGAGGTTGAGTTCTCTGGTAAGGCTGGTATCGGTGCTCCTCTGACCGATGCACTGTCTGTCTACGGTGAAATCTCCTTCCTGACTGCTGACGGTTCTGACACTAACTACGGAACCAAGGCTGGTCTGAAGTACAGCTTCTGATAATCTGTGCTAGAATTGAGGGGTCTTAGGACCCCTCTTTTTTTATGAAAAGAATTTTTCTTTCACCGATTACTCACTTCAATCTCATGCTTGTGGGTATTTTGATTCTTATTCAGTCTATGCATCTTCATGCCCATAAAACTATGAGTATAGATGTTGACTCATATGTTCGTAATTTTTGTAGGAAAAATATAGAGAAATGTCAGAGTTTCCTAGACAATGAGTATTAATCACTACACAGGACCCCTTGACATGGGTCCTTTTTTACTATATAATATGTAAAGATTTGCAACATATTGTAAAATGACTGTAACAACAAACGAACTTGGGCAACAAAATCTGTTCGCTAAAGAACCCCAAATGGTAGTCGAAGACTACAACCGTAAGGGTCTTGATTCTCCTCAGCAATACATTGAGCGTTACAATGGACGTTGGGCAATGATGGGAATCGTTTCTGGATTCTTGTCCTATGCAATCACTGGTAAGTTCTTCTTCGGTATCTTCTGATGACCGAATTTATTTGGACGGTTACCAGTGTTGCCTTTTTCGTTCTTTTAGGTTATTCTGTAGAAAAACTTTCTGAGACATACTGATGAACAAGTTTTATCTTTTTTCAAAACAGTCATGCGGACCTTGTGCCCTTGTAGATAAATACATGAACTCTATCAAGGACCAACGCACCTCTCTCTTGGAGAAAGTAGACCTTGAAGACTTCAGTGATACTCCCATCCCTCAGGAGAACCTTGACCTTGCATCCAAGTATGGTGTAACGGCAACTCCTGTCCTCATTATCACCGATGCTGATGGCATTAAACTTGAGGAAAAGGTTGGGGGTATGCAAATCACTCAGAATATTCGCAGTTTATTTGACCAGTATGCCTAATCCAAATGCTCTCTATGAAGACATGGAGAAACTCAACGCACTTTATGAAGAACTCTGTTGGGATTCAGATGATGAATTAGAGTTTGGTCACGACGGAGATAAAGTTATTATTAAAAACAAAACACAAAATGGAACACAGTCTGATTGAACTCCTCACTTACTATGTGATTGCAGGAGCACTTATTATTGGAGCACCAGCGGTGTTCTTTATTGTTGCCTTCATGCCTGCACTAATGAATACTAAAGGTGCAGTCGTTGGTTACAAAGTTCACCGAGATTATGGTGACACATCTATCTACTCAAACCTCAAATAGGAGAAACACAATGTTTACTGACAAAGCAGAAAAACTGAATGGTCGTGCAGCAATGATCGGTTTCGTTGCAGCAGTGGCTTCCTACTTCACTACTGGACAGGTCATCCCAGGTGTATGGTGAACGACATGTTAGTCATAGCAGCTTCCATGATAGGAGGGTTCATCTTTGCTGCCCTGTTGACTGATGGAAACGTTGATGATGATGACAATGGTCCAGGTGGTGGCATGATGATTCCAGCAACAGTCCCCACCTCTTGACAAGCAAAACTGAATAGTCTATAATTCGGGGGTACTATGCCCCCTTTTTAATGTTCGGACGGATTGCTGCCCTTGCTTCTGTAACACTCATCAGTGCTTCTTGTGCCACAAGTGCTGTAGAAGTTGAGAGTGAAGTTATAAGTATTCCTGTGGAGCCTTATCTTCCCACCTGGAAGTGTATTGACTGTACTCCTGAAGAGCAGTATGTTCTTAAACAACTCCAAGACAAAACTAGAATCACGGATAAAAATGCCCTGGCAACGATATTGGGAAACATTAAACAGGAAAGCAAGTTCTATCCCAACATTTGCGAGGGAGGGACTAGAGTTCCTTACTCTGATTGCCATCGGGGTGGGTACGGACTCATTCAGTGGACCACTGAGAACCGTTATTTGGGGTTAGGTAGGTTCTGTGAAAAGTTCAACTGTGACCCCAGTAGTCTGGAGGGTCAGACTCGTTACATGATTAACGAAATTCACTTCCAAAAAGTTCTTCCAGAATTTGAGGGCAGTGGTAAAACTGTCCAACAATACATGGTTCCCGCCTACTATTGGTTAGGATGGGGCATCAAGGGTAATCGAGAGATCTACTCTTATAACTACTCAAAGAAACTTGTTCTCGCATGATCATCAAAGCAATTAAAGAGTTGATTGAAACTCAAACATCTCTCCTTCAGAAAAAAGCAGGTACTTTCAATGTTGAATGTGCAGTTGATGAAGAAGTTGTGGACTGCGGCGAAATGGACAGTCCTTCTTATATCGGTGTGCCTGCTCCTGCTTACCTAGAGGATGATCCTTGGTTTGGACCTGCTATTGTCTCTGATAAGGGTCAAGACTATATGGAGAAAGAAGCAGAGATCAAGCAACAAGAAGAAGAGAATCGTCAGTATTGGACGAATGAATCTGATAACATTCATCAGGTAATGTACGAGATGGCAACCCAGAGTGCTGCCACTACATTGCAACTTGATCCCATCGGTGGATCTGAGAACTTCCAAGGGGGTTCAGAAAATGTCCATCGATGATTGGCGATACAGTGACCAAAAAATGAAGGTCAGGGAACAGGCACTTAAAGTTTTACTTGCAAAGTTTGGTGCCCCATTGGAAGGAGGATCTCCTAAATATTCCAGTCAATCAATCTATGAGTGTGCTCAAGACTGGGTGTCTCAAGGCAACATGCACACTGCAGGGATTGTAAAATATTACGAGGCATATTATGCAAAAGGTAATTAATCTTTTAGCAGTTCTATCATTTGTAGGAACTGCTGGTATCATTGGTGGAGGAACATACATTTTCCTCCAAAGAGATGCTATCATTGAAGATGTCAAGAAACAAGTCACTAAACATGCCACTGAAGCAATCACAAATGATCTTCCTGGCATGTTAGATGCAGCAATGCCTGAGTTGCCTGAGGTAACTGGTCCTGCTGTTCCTTCTACAACTGGTCCTACTATTCCCTCTCTCTAATATGAAAAAAATTATCATGAGTTTGCTGGCAGCAGCATCCTTTGCTGCACCAGCATTTGCTGAAAACTCTAAAATCACCAAGGGTTACTATACTATGGATGCCATGGGGTGCATGTTGTTACGAGAATGCACCGATGGAGTCAAACAAGTCCATAGTATTCTGGATATTTCTAGTGAGTATTCTAGTGTTGATGCCTTTACTCCAGTTACTCTTGAATTCAACAGAATGCTCACTGCCCTTAATCAAGTCGGAGTTGGGGTGTTTTTAGCAGATGAAAAATATTTCCCACCTGGACACCGTGGTGTTTACCACACTGTAAGTAATAATTTCTTTCTTAATAGAGCATTCATGCATCGTCCCAGCACTTTAATGAGTGTGATGAGGCATGAAGGATGGCACGCTGCTCAAGATTGCATGGCAGGTAGCATTGAGAATAGTATGATTGCCATCATTCATAATGAAGAAAATGTTCCTAAGATTTGGCAAGACATCGCAACTAAAACCTATGCACTCATGCCTGGTGCTATTCCCTGGGAAAAAGAGGCAACTTGGGCAGGGAAGACTGAAGGCATGACTATGAAAGCATTGGAGTCCTGTGCTGCAGGAACCATGTGGTCTGATTATGAACCTACTCCCCTAACCCGTAAATGGTTGGTGGAAAACGGGCACCTTCCTAAATAGAGTTGCCTTGCTACTCTACTAATGGCAGATACCAAGCCTAAGGTAGAGAAGGAAGACCGCGATGAAGATAAAAGTGAAGTTCTTGGTAATTTGGTGAAAGTCGTAGTACTTATTTGGTCTGCCTCTCTCCTCACATTCAGTTACGTTAGACTTCCAAACGGTCAAAAGATTTTAGATTTTGATCCCACATTCATCGCATCGGTGTTCTCCGGATCTTTAGCTGCGTTCGGTCTCAGTCCTGCTAAGTCAGGTGGTGCCGCACCAGCAAAGAAAAAGAAAGAAGAAGAACCACCTGTTGTATCTGCTGTCGAACCTAAGAGGTAATCATGTCACGTACCAAGTGGGTTGCTATTAGTATCAGTGGTGTAATTGCTGTCGCACATATAGGTGTCTTAGGACATCTGATTAGACGACCACCTGAACCGAAAGTTGCTGAGGTTCCTACTATTAACATCCCACATGGTCCGTATACTTCTTACAAGATCACAGCAGGAAGAGAAGGATATACTATAGAATATAAAGCAAATGACCCTGCCATCTTAGAGTCACAGAGATCATCAGATCTTGATAAAGAAAAGAGAGGTCTCTTTGGTGGTGGTAGAGAACAAAGAACTGAGTATCGTAGAGATCAATACACCATGGAAGGCACCCGCAATATGGGAGGAGGTGCCGTCGCGGACGGTGAGGGAAAGAGTGCAAAAGACATCGAATGTATAGTGGCGGACGCTGGAGCACGATCACAAGGTGCGATGGCAGGAACCGCAATTAGCACTGGAGTTCTTGTCCCTGCAGTAATCAATATTCCATATGTTGGATGGTTGGCAGCAGGTTGGGCAGCTCTTCTTGGTAAGCAAGTTGGAGAATCTATTGGGTCTGAAGTTGGAACTGTGTTTAATGACTGCTAATGAACTTTGAATTGACAATGGAGGATTTTACAATCATCCAAAACGCATTGCATTATTATAAAAAAGTAGAGAAGTATCCAAACTTTGCTCACTTTGATGAAAAAAGAATCAATAAGTTACGGGATAAGTTGGCGTATCAAATGATCCCTAGCAAAAATTCTAAACCAAAAGAATGAACTTATTTCTTAGACCATTAGACGATCCTAATGGTGTGACCTGGAGTATTATCTGGTGTCTTGTTATCCTATTGATGGGAGTTGCTTATTACATATATACAATTATGAAATTAGCATACCAGGAGTTAGAAGACGATGGGCAAGATGACACCACCGAGTCGCAAGAGTTGTTACAACTTCCGAGTGACGAGCATAGATAGAGTTTTGGATGGCGATACTATTGATGTGACTATTGACTTGGGTTTTGATCTCTATAAAAAAGAGAGAGTTAGAATTGCTGGTGTGGACACGCCAGAAAAAAGAACCAAAGATCTAGAAGAGAAAGCATTGGGCATTGACGCAACCAACTGGATGAAAGAAAAACTAGAAGGTGCTATCGATGGAGATGACGAACTCACTATTAGGACTGAACTGGTTGGTGGTATGGGTAAGTACGGTCGCCTTCTTGGTTGGTTATATATTGGAGATGCAGAACTATCATTAAACGAGCAGATGATTACCGAAGGGTATGCTTGGGAATATGATGGTGGCACTAAACAGAAAGACTTTGTGGAGTTAAGAGAAATTCGTAGAGCACACGGTACATTAGTTTAAAATTTGCTGAGAATTGTTAAATAGTAAAAGTTATTTGATTAGACTATGGCACAATCCGCGTATAAAAATAGAGTGAAGAAAGAAGCAACTGAAACTTTCTTTCTTTATGTGTTCTTTCATTCTATTTGGACTGGTATTTTTAAATTCTTTGAAGACTGATGCCTGAAATACCTCTTATCACTTCTCCCAATATTCAAATTAGGGAGATTGAAATACCTGAAGTTATTACTACTACAGAATATTACACATCAACACCACTTGCTCCACCTGTTGTAGTAAATATTGGTGTACCTATTGTTGATGTTCCTGGATGTGTTGAAGCTCATGAGAGTAACAACAAATCTAAGAAGGTTGGTATTGATGATCCGAAAGGAGTAGTTACTTATTGTGATGCTGGTGTCCCTAGTTACGATCCAATCAACTATGAACCTGAAAAGATACTTCCTACCACTTCTGCCGGTATTCCCAAAACAGATTCACCAGAAAAACCAGAAACACCCGAAGTAGAACCATCAGTAACAAAAACACCCCCAGTTAATACTGCCAAGGTAGATTGTCCTACACCAGCACAGGAAGCAAAGGAACCTGTAGGAACACTGGTAGAAGGATTTAGAAAGAAGGTAGTTGAATATAAACTGATGGGCAACGAGTGTGTCCAGATAACAGAAGCAGTCCCACTCCCACAGCAAATCGTCGATGGACTTCCTAGCGGTGGGCAGGTAGTACAAGTGGGTGGTGTTGCTGTCATTGCTACAACATCAGCACTATTAGCAAAACCGTTAGCAGACATACTTTTGAAAGCAGTTAAAC